ATATTAATGGCTAAAATAGAAGAAGATAAAGGAAAGGAAGAAAAGGGGATAGCCGTAGCCAGTAATGTGGATACATATGATGTTAAATTCCCGGTTATCCCCCAATCAGCACAGGATGCTCAGGATGATGAAGATGAAATGACATCAAGCATATATGATACAGACTTAAGTAAAAAAAATGGAGAAAAATGAAATAATAAAGAGACTTCTGGATCCGAAGTGGTATTGGAACATTTCGCAAAAATTAAAGGAAAAACTCCTGGGCTACAACCATTTATTTTGAATGAAGCTCAGAAGGATTTATTTAATTCCATAAACACTCATTCGCGAGTGATAATTTTAAAAGCGAGACAAATCGGCTTCTGTTTATCAGAACACACAAATGTTCTTTTGTCAAATCTCGAATGGAAGACACTGAAAGATATAAAAGTTGGTGAAAAAATAATTGCTGTCGACGAATTTCCAGAAAAAGGGGCAGGAAGATCAAGAAAAATAAAAGAGGCTATCGTTGAAGATAAAAATATTGTGTTTGAACGCGCCTACAAATTAACAATGGAAGATGGAAGGGTTCTAGAGTTGACAGGTGAGCATAGGATGATGGCAAAGAGATGGGAGAGTTCAACAGAAACTGTTTGGAAAAAAGCCAAAGATTTCAATATAAATGATAGCATTAGATTTATTACTAGGGTGTGGAAAAACAACCCTTCTTTTGAGGATGGATGGTTTTCTGGGGTGATCGATGGTGAGGGGAGCTTGGCTAATATGAAAAGGGCTGGAACTCAACTCACTATTTCGCAGGCTAATGGTCCGGTTTGGGATAGGTTGTTGAAATATGCTCAAGATAATAATTTAACGTATAGAATAGAGATTGATAGGAGGGTGGCTGGTTCTTCCAGCAAGCTTGGGAGCAAAGAAGTCAATAAGTTGGTTTTATCTAGAACAGATGAATTAATTGAATTAATTGGTAGATTGCGTCCAGCCAGATTTATTGAAAGAAAATTTTTAGAGGGAAAGTCTTTGCCAAATAATGGATGGTGTAAAATAATTAAAATAGAAAAATTAGGTAAGCAACGAATGATAGACTTACAAACGTCAGAAAAGACTTATATTGCCAATGGTTTTGTATCTCATAATTCCACTGCTATTACAGGCTATCTTTATCACAAGACAATCACTACTCCTGGAACCAATACAGCCTTGATCGGGTATAATTCAGATATGACAGCCGAGTTGCTTGATAAGGTAAAGACATTTTACCGGACTACTCCAGAAGCTATCCGCCCTCAAATACAATATAATTCAAAATACGAAATCAGTTTTCCTGCTATCGATTCTAAAATATTAGTGTTGCCTTCAAGTGAGAATGTAGGGCGAGGATATACGTTGCATAACGTGCTTTGTGTTTCCGGAGAGACTGTCGTTTTTGGAAAGAACGGAAAGCTAATTAAGGTTTCAAATATATTGCCGGGAGATTTTGTAGTAAACGGAAATGGAGGAATATCAACTGTTAAAAGAATAATAAAAAAGAAAACTACCGAGAAGATGTTTTCAATAGACGTTACCGGAACTGACGGTATTCTTAAGGTGACAGAAAATCATAAAATATTAACTAGGAACGGTTGGAAGAAAGCCGTTGACATAACAACTAAGGATCATGTTGCATACCCCTATTTTCAATTAAGGAATAAGTATAAAGAAATAGATTTTTCTAAATATTTTGTAAAATCCGGGTCTTTTATAAAAATTAGCAAAGTGCAATTAAATAGGGATTTTGGTGAATTGTGTGGTTGGTTTGCTGCAGAGGGGTCGGTGAGAAACAGTAGGATTTCATTTTCGATAAATATTAAAGAGGAAGACTATCTTGTTTCATTAATAAAGAATGTGTTTGGGAATGAATTAGGGAAAATAAGTATCAATAGAAAAAAAGATAGTCTAGGGTCAGTTGTTAGCATAACATCACAACAGATATCTTCATTCTTTGTTGAAAAATTCGGGTCAGGCGCCTTGAACAAGACTATAAGTGATTCCTGCTGGTATTATGGGTGGGAATTTGGATATGGATTTTTGAAAGGAGTTTTTTTAGGTGATGGATATTTTCAAGGAGATAACAGAAGGGTCATACTTAGATCGATAAGTCCATCATTAGTATATCAAGTTAAAAAAATGCTTGTTTCCTTGAGAATAGGGTTGGCATCAATACAGTCGGCTGAAACAAATCGTTACGGGGTGACTGGGAAAGACGTATATTCATTATCCTTAAGTGGACCAGGTAATTACAAATTTAGAAGAAAATTGGGATTTAAACTTCCGATATATAATAACAGAAGGTTTAAATGGATATTGGAAAATGATCCAGGAAGAAACTACGGATGGAAAACATGGCTTCGGGGTAAGTTTTATTATTGGATGAAAGTTAGGTCTGTCAAGGAAATCAATAGGGAAGATTTCGTGTATGACATTGTTTTACCAAATGAGCCTCATTCGTTCCTTACAAACGCAGGTATAGTCAGCAACTGTACTGAACTCGCATTTTGGGATAAGGCAGAGGAAAAGATGTTAGCTATTGAAAATTCGGTTCCACAAGACGGGAAGATTATCATCGAGTCCACACCAAATGCTATCGGTAATTTGTACCATCGGATGTTTATGGCTGATAATGATTATGATAAAAAAAAATATGGATGGTGGTGGCATTATACCGAAGAAGAAATAGAAATAATCAAAAGGAGAATTAACAACCCTCTCAGATTCGCTCAGGAGTATGGTCTTGAATTTCTGTCATCAGGACGACCAGTTTTTGATACGGCTCTAGTAAAGAGATTAAGAAAAGGAATACTAAAAGTCGGAGATAAGGTCAAAAACGAAGACGGGACTATTACTAAGGTTGTTGAAACTGATGACGGGGTTATAAAATATTTTGAACCGAGGCCAGATGGACAGTATGTAGTTGGGGCAGACGTTGCAGAAGGTGTTCTTGGCGGTGATTATTCAACATTTTCTATTTTTGATAAAAGAACAGGGCATGAAGTGGCTTTTTGGAGAGGATATATGGCCCCTGAGAAATTTGGAGCGTTTTTGGACAAGTATGGAAGAATTTACAATGACGCGCTAATGGTAGTTGAAATTAATAATCACGGGCTAACTACGGTAACTGCTTTAAAAAATAAGCAATATAAAAATCTTTATTTCAGACCTGTTACTAAAATGGACACAATGGGGATTAAATTCAGTGATAGGCTTGGTTGGAAAACTACTAAAATGACTAAGCCTTTGATGATGGACGATTTAAGAGAGGCTTTGTCAGATGGGGATTTAATAATACACACAGAAAAGACTTTAGATGAAATGCTCACTTTCGTTTTTAATGATGATGGGCTCATGGTAACGCAAAGTTCGTTCCACGATGATTGTATATTTTCCAATGCTATTTGTTTCCAA